ATAGTAGTCACCATCAGTATCGCCATTGATTCTCAAATTAAAACTTGTGCCTTCTGCCGCAGTATAAATATCTTTTAATACGACAAAAAGGTGTTTATAGCCAGTTGTCGTTATATTAAAAGTTGTTGTAGTTCCACTTAAAGTAGTGCTTCCAGAATTAAGCAATGTCATTCCACCACCACTAGCAGCCGCAGCCCACTTTAAACCTGTGCTAGTTGAAGAATCAACTTGCAATGTGTGTCCATTTGTGCCACCAACTGCTAGACGTGCAAAAGTATCTGCACCAGTTCCAACAATTAAATCGCCTTTAGCATCAACAGCAGTTGCCATTGTGTTCGTTACAACTGGTATCGGGCCAGTACCACTAGCAACCGATATACCTGTACCAGCTTGCACTTCAGTTACATCTCCAGCACCGCTAACGCCTACCCATGCTGATCCATTGTAAACTTCAACTGCATTGGTATCTTGCAGATAACTGACCATTCCTTCAGCCAACACGCCGCTTAATGCAGTAGTGCGAGCAGTAGAGTTGGCAAACACCATAACTGTTTGCTCATTCAAATAGGTATTAACCTGAGCTGCCGTTAACACATCGCCTGTGTTAAAGAGCTTATATCCTGCGCCTGCCATTTGTTCTCCTTAGTAGCTCAGCACGTCTTCACCTAGTATACCCGATACATCGGAATCTAGGACAAAGCCTGCTAATAGTGGTTCGGTGGTGTATAGGGTAGTCATCCAGGATGACTTGGTAATATCGTGATGGATAGCATTTACCAAGCTGGATTGAACAACGCTGGTAGAGCCTGGGGTAGTCTTGGTAACTGTTACTCCATCAAGCAATTCTATATCTACCCCTGCCAATGGCTTATTGGGATTAGCATCATCGTAAAGGTTAAGCTGAATGCTATCTATGCGTATCTCTGGGTCTTTGCGTGTGGCAAGTATGCCCTCGGCTTGGTCTAGGGCTTCAGCATCGGTCTGCACCAATATGCCTGAGCGTTGACCTGAATGCAAGAAATACTTATCAATGGAATCTTGATCAAAGGCATTCTGAGCTGTGCCACCCAAGCGTGTGATGGTTACATCATTTATCAAGTTTGTATCATCAAAGGCAACTACGGCATTAGTGTATGAAATGTCCGTGCCTTGATCGCTAAACTCATAGACCGGGAACGCTGGCGTGGCTATAAGGCCATTACGGCTTACAAAATCAACCTTGCCATTGGCATCTAGGAAGATACCGCCAAACTCGCTCTGTTCCACGTTAAAGAGCGCCTGAAGGGCATCCCTGTCTGTGCCTGGGTCTGCCTGAAGGGTTGAATCGCCTGTGTCTACGTTACGCAAGCTTAAAGGCCATTCAATTTCATCCAAGATGGCATTTACTCTAGCCCCTGAAGTTTGCACCCCTGAGCCTGTAACAGTTGTTATGCCTGAACCTGCCAGCAACTTAAAGCCATCTACGCAGCGCAGGGTAACTGTGCTTAGTTCATCGTTGCCTTGTCTAAATCCTGTGTCGTAAGTGTTAATGAATCCTGAGAACAAAAAGTAATCTTGGCTGTTGTAGGTAGCATAGATAATGATCTGTCTTAGCGGAACAAGGTTTGGATAGTAGATACTGGCTGGGTTAGTAGGATTCCAATCACCTGTTTGATCATAGAGCGTTACATTGGCTGTGCCAGCCTCAAACTGGGATGTTAAACGATTGCGCCCACGCCTGATAGAAACTCTAGTAACTAGGTCTGTAATCTCAATTGGCAGCGTGCCTGAGCCAAGGGTATTTGTGCCTAGTATGCCTTCAGTTGCGCTACCTAAGATTAAAGGGTTAATCTCAAAAGCGGTATCGCTATCAAAGTCAACAAAGACACGCAGCGTTGGTGCTGGCATTAAATCGCCCTACTGCTGAGCAGTAAGCCCTTGCCTGTTTTTTGATAGTTGTATTGAATGTCTGTTATGACCTCAGCCAAATCCTCAGCAGATGTTACGTTGCCTTCAACAGTTACGTTGATGGTTGTTTCAGGAATTATGCCTTGGCTTGTTGCAGCTTCAATAGATTGATTTAGATACTCATTGGCCAATTCAAGGCTTGCTAATGCTGCTGCTAAATCTGCTGCTGCTAGGCTTTCTGTTAGTAGGCTTGTGGCATCCACATAAGCGTTGGCAGCATCTACTGCTTCTTGGGCTGCTGCCTTCTCTTCAGGTGTGGTTGCTGCTGCAACGGCCTCTGCTGCTGCTACTACGGCTGCTGCTGCATCTGCACTTGACAATCCAGCAAATACGCCTGAAGCCTCAGCAGCTTCTTTAAATGCTGTGGCTTTGTCCGTTTTAGCGGCAATAACATTGGCATTAGCAGTAGCCCTGCTAGTTGCAATCCCTGTCATTAATTCATTTAAAGCCATTTGTTGCTTAGCTAATGTGTCAAACAAATCTTTGATGTTCTTTTTAGCATCATCAAAGTAATCGCCCCATTTGGCAAACGGATCGCTGGCTTCAAGCGTAGTTAAAGATTCTGCTAACTCTAAAGTTTGGGCCTGTATTTTTTCTAGTCTTGCAGATAGTTTTTCTGCCTTATCAGCATCTTCTTCTAAAATAGCCTTCATAAGCAACAAGCGTGTGCGTTCTTCTTCAGTAATCTTGCCTTGTAATGCAGCCTCTATCTGTATCTTTTCTAAGTCAAATACAGCCTTTGCTCTAGCAAGTGCAGCTTGATTCTTTTTGTCTTTCTCAGATAACTTAACGGCTTTGTCGCGCTCTTTAACAATCTTCTTTTGTAAATCTAATTGCTTCGCGTAATCACGCAGCAAAGCAGGGTTTGTTCTAGTTCCACCAAAGCCAGGCGTTGGGAAAAATTGATTTTTTATAGCATCTAATTTAGCCTGTTCACCAGCATCAATTTTAAATCCTGTGCCTAAAAACTCACGCGTGTAAGCCAAACTAAATGCTAATGAATTAAAAGCTGATCCTAAGAAGTTGGCAGCATTGGCAATACCAGATAACACTTTATCAAAATCGCCATCTGCTAACTTCTCTAAAGCCTGTAAAACATCTTCACCAATAATCTTGGCAGCATCATCTAGAGCTGTGCCTAACCTGTCTATTTTGCCTTGATACGAATCGGCAGCAGCAGCGGATGTGCCTTTGAACTCAGCATTAAGCGTTGCTATTGCTTCAGCAAAACCCATAGCTTCAAGTTCGGCAGATGTGTACCTTGTCTGGATTTTGCCTAGTGAAGCAAAGTTGCCGTTAAAGGCTCTTGTTAGTGCGTTAACAGTTGCATCCAGACTTGCGCCCGTGCCTGCTGCTAAATCAAGTGCTGTGTTTAGTAATTGGGTTGCTTGCTCGGCATCTAACGTAGTTGCTACAAGATCACGTATGGCTGGGCGTAATTGTTCCCCCGAAACGCCTGTGGCTAATTCTGTTTGCTTGATAAACGCTTCTAAGGCTGGAACGTTGTAGGCTAAACCTAAATTGTTTAACGATACTGTTAATTGCCTTACAGCCTTGTCTTCAGCAGCAAACGCGGTGATTGATTTTTTTAGGGCACCAATACCGGCAATAGCCAAAAATGTGCGCTTAGCCGTCTTTCCTAATTTATCAAACTTCTTTTCTAATGCAGATGATCGTTTTTCAGCTTTGATAAATCCAGCATCTTTAAGTTCGCCAATGATGCGAACAACAATGTTAGTACTCACTAAGCCACCTTCTTGTAATCATAAAGCACAGATTGCCTGTTAAAATCTTCCCTTGCTTTGTTTATAGCATTCATAATAGCTGCAACCGCTTTGCCTTGGTTTTCTGCATAAGCTGCATAAAGTAAACGACCACGGGTTTTTGGGTTGCTTGCTTTGTAATTCTTCAATTCTCCAACGTGAGCATCTAGCCTATTAATCATCATGTTGCCTGCATCTGGATTATTGCTCTGACTATCTTTAGTGGTCTTGACACGCATCGTGCGACCATATCTACCAATAGATACCATGTGGCTTGTAGGTCTGCCGTATTGATTAGTTCTGCCTGCTGTTTCAATAATTGCGCCGGCAGCGTTTTTGTTCAGTAGGCTAATCATAGACTTAAAGCCACCTTTGGTTTTCTTTTGACCAGCCATAGAATAAACAAGCCCAGCTCTAATGAGCGATGGGTTATATTCTGGAAAACCGCTACCAGGATTGTTTGACCAATTGTTTGGTGGGCCAAAAACAAACGCAGGCACTTTAGCCCTAGCATCTTGAACAATAGGGCTTAATTGAGCCTTAATTTGATTGTTCATTTCCTTGGCTATATTAGGTGCTAATTCTTTCAGGGCTTTTCTAAACCCTTCTAGACCTTCTACCTCTACTGGCATGATTCCTATCTTCCGCCTGTTTCTTTAGCACTTCTTGTATAGCTCTTAACATACTGCTATCCATATTGATAAACTCACTAGGCGCAATCCCTGTATGTACAGCTAGCTGGGCTACTCTGTACGTATAGGAATCACGCGTTAGCCATTTGGGGAATCATCACCAAGAACTTCAACAGCCTTTAAAGTTCCTAGAAACTTATCCCCAAATGGAAATACGTCTGGCGCATCTGCTCTACGCAGACACTCCCAAGCAAGCCAATAAATATCGGTCTGCTTTTGATCTTCTCTGAAAGCCTTGTAAAAGCCTTTCTTAGCATATTGCTCAAAAGCATATTCAACAGCAGGTGTTATCTCGTGGATACTTTCCGTGCCATCTGCCCTTACAACTTTAAGACTTGCCATCTTTGCCCCTTTGTTAAATTAGAATGTGCCGGTGTCGGCTTTTGTAACAGCAGAGTTTAGCGTAAAGGTGATGTCTTGTGTTCCAATATCGCCAACCGCGCCATTAATAGGTGTTAGGTTGTTTACAAGAATATCAAATGTATACAACGGGTTGGTTGCAGATACTGCTGGCACTTTAGCCTGCACCATCTTCACAGCCACAGTTGTGCCAAATGCAGCGTTGAGTGTCTGCAATACGTTTGATGTTGCTGTGTCGTTTAGCAAGGAAACAGTAAGAGTTCCTGATTCCAAGCCTTTAACAAACTTGTGTGCAGTATCTCCCATCGCTGTTACTTCTAATTCGTCAGCAGCGTAGTTAAGAGTTACTGAAGTTACGTGGTCGCTAAGATCAATCGCGTTAATCTTTAGACCAACAGTATTGTTCAAAAATACAGCCATGTTAGCTTATTCCTCGTCTTTCTTAGTTGTTGGTTTTGGTGCTTTTTCGCTTAGCTCAACCTGGCCAATTTTGGCAAGGAAAGCCTCGCGTTCTTTGTCTACATCAGCCATGTTTTAGCTCCAATCGGATAGAACGCTGATTGATACTTCACCGGATAGCAGATCGCCTGCTGTTCCGGTTAAGACCGCCGGGGCGCTGAAAGTTCCAATTGAGTATGCAATTGATGATGCTTCCAGCTTGTTTACTATATTTAGGTAATAATCTTCAATGTTAATTAGGTTGCCTTGGTTATCAAACATAGGAGTTAGCACTATGAGCTTAAAGTTAACCTTAGGCTTAATTGCTTTGTAATGATCGTTGCTTGGCTCAATATATGGATCACCAGGTTGCACCACAATGCTGTTAGCAAGCGGTGTGGCAGGTGGGAAGGAAAACACCTGCCACGCCGTATCATCAGTTAGCGCGGTTGCGATTGTTC